CATCAACCAGACAAAGGATCAGCCGCCATGAAAAAGGGCGAGGTCATCAAGGCATTCCCGTTTGCTCTGGACGGGATCAACGTTTCGCATTTCGCTATCGGAGCCGCATTCCCGCCGGAGGGCGAGAAGGTCGCGGACAGCGCCTTCGACGGACTTGTGTCCGCGGGCTACATCACCGCGCTCGCCGCAGAGGAAATACCGGCAGAGGAGGCGCTCAACCGGCGTATCATCGACGTCATAGACCGCCGACTGGCGGCGGCCTCGGATCAGGAACTCAAGGATATCATTGCACGGTCCGGAGCACCGTACAGTGGCAATCTCGTGCATGCCCGGCTTGTGTATGCTGCGAAGCAGCAGCTGCAGGCCGAAATGGAAGGCAAGGCGCCGATATTCGGGACCAATCCGAACGCCGGCGTGACAGAGCAGCCTTTGTCTAAGCCGGGTGAAGCAACCCCGCCTTCTGCGGCTGCGGCCGTCGACGCCCAGCATGCGCAGGAGCAGACCGCTCAGCGGCTCGCTGGTGAGAACAAGGCCACCGATCAGTTCGGTAATCCTCTGGGTTCTGGCAAGTCGGAGGTTTCCGACGCGGATCTGGAGGGAATGAAAAAGGACGAACTGGAGAATCTCGCCAGGGAGCGCGACGTCGATATCAGCGGCGCCAAGACCAAGGCCGAGATCATCGACGCGCTGAAGAGCGCCTGAGAAGTCTCGCCTATTTCATGATGGAGCGGCCGCATGCGTTCTGCTTTCACAGTGCTCACGCCTGCGGTCGATCCAAACCTGCTGTCGCTCTCCCAGATCAGGCAGTGTGCCGGACTCGCACCGAATGACGACAGCTTCGATGCCGACCTGATCGCCTTGAACGCCCGTGTCACCGCCGATATCGCGGCTGCCTGCAATATTCGCGGGGACGGCGGTAATCCACCAACACTCTGCCGCGAGACAATCCGCGAGATGTTTCGGCAACGACGAGGTGACGACGTGATTTTCCTGTCGCGGCGGTTCGTCTCATCGATTTCGTCAGTCACGGAAGACGGCACTCTTCTCGTCGCCGGCGATACGGAACTTGACGCCGAGGCGGGCATGTTGAGTCGCCGCTCTGGTTACCGCGACATTGCGTGGCGCCGTGGCGAGGTCGTGATCGAGTATGTGGCAGGTTTCGAGGTGGTCCCCGGCGACCTCGTTGGCGCGGCGATGGATCTCGCCCGGGTCCGGCTTTCGGCAGATTCGACGGATCCTCTTGAGCGCAGTCGGACTGTGACAATCGAAGATATCGAAACAACGCGAGTTGACCGCTGGGCGGGGAGCATGCCCGGCGCTTCAGCCGGACCAGTTCCGGCTGACATAGCTGCGCGGCTTCAGCGATACATGAATGTGGGAATCGCCTGATGCTGGATATGTCGAACACTCCTTCCGGCATGATCGCGAGACTGGACGATTCCCTGAGGCGCCTTGGCCAGGACGTGATCCTGCGCACGGGCAACACGACCGTTGGACAGGTGACCGTCCGTGCACATGTCCGCACCGTGAAGGCGCGTGATGAACTGATCGGAGGGATCGTTCAGGGCGACAAGATCGTGCGGATCAGCCCGACCGGCCTTGGGAGCTTTGGTGAGCCGAAGAAGGGTCAGTTTGTCGTCATCGGCGGCAAACCTCACGCAATTGTTGCCGAACCAGAGTTCCTGCGACCCGGTGGAACGCTGGTGCGCATCAACATGATAGTGAGAGGGTGATCAGCCGATGGCGCTGAAGTACGCTCCCGGCTCGATGAGCTTCGACGTCGCCCGCCGCGCGACGGCGGAGGCGACGCAGCGGGCCATCGTGCGGACGGCGAAGCGATTGCACGGAGAGGTCATGCGCACAGATCCCCGGCCGGCGCGCTTCACGCGCATCGTCGACGGCCAGATCGGTGCGCGCGAGGAAAGCGTGAGAGCCGACGGCGTCATTACTTACCTCTACCCGCGCCTCGACGCCGTGGTGCAGTATGCCATGGAGGTGCTGTTCGAACTCTCGCCGGTGCTGTCCGGGCTCTATCGGAACTCGCATACCATCTTCGTCGGAGGAACGGCCGTGCCGAACCTGAAGGGCTGGCAGCCCGATGAGGAGGTCGTCATCACGAATACCGTGCCGTACGCGCGGAAGATCGAGCTTGGCATCATGAAGATGCGCGTTGCGGGGTCTGCCCGCGTCTACGCTCAGGCTGCGAGGAAGGTACGCGCTCGCTTCGGAAACGTCGCGAAGATCGGTTTCACCTATCGCGGCATCATCGGCGGCGGCGTGTCATCGTCGCGCGCCGGCAACAAGTCGGACTTGCGCTATCCGGCGCTGGTGATCACGGAACGCTGACATGGCCGATATTGCCGGCGCTCTCGCTGCCATAGAGCAGCGGTTCAATGCCGCGTGGACCGCGACGCCGAAGGCCTTCGAGAACGGCCCCGCGCCTCAGGTTCAGGACGTCAACGGCATATTGCTGCCGTGGGTGTTCTTCGAGGCCTATGTCAACGAGGCCGACATTCGGGGTGCTGGTCGGCCGGGCAACCATGTCGTCATCGATCGCGGGGAGATCGCGGCGACGGTGTTCGTGCCGCTGAACAGCAATCGCGCCACGGCGCTTCAGCATGCCGCCGCCATAGGCGAGGTCTTCCGTGTGCAGGAGTTCTATCACGCGGAGCCCGGCTGTTGCGTCAGGACGTGGACGCCGGTTGTCGGGCGGGGCGCCCGCACCGTTACCGAAAATCCCGACGGCAACTGGTGGGCCGTGACGGTGACCATTCCCTTCGAGTTCATCCGCTTCGCTTGAAGCGTCCGGCGGCGTGACGCCCGCGCCGCTCTTCAATCCATGCCGGTCGGGCGACGGCGCTCCCTCAAGATGAAGGAATGCAAAGATGGTGCATCAAACAGGGCGCCAGATCGAAGTCGCCTATAAGGTGGAGTCGGCATACGGCGCACTCGCGGGCGCGAGCGGCGCGAAGGTCTTCCGACCGAATTCCGGCAACCTCTCGATGTCGATCGAGCCGATCGGCTCCAATGAAAATCGCCGCGACGGCATGAAGACCCGTGGTCGCCATGGCACCCGCAACGTGACCGGGCAGTATACGGGAGACCTCTCGGTCGGCTCGTATGACGACTGGATCGAGGCGGTGTTCCGCGGCACGTTCAGCGCGGCGCTCGAACTGGACGAGGGCGATTTCACCTCGATCACGACGACGGCGAATACGATCGTGCTGGCCTCGGGCTCGCCGATCTCTCTCGGCCTGCGCGTCGGCGACATAATTCGCCTCAGCGACCACGCCACGGCCGCCAATAATGACCGCAACCTTCGCATCACGGCGCTGGACTCCACGACGATCACCGTCGCCGAGACGATCACGCTGAACAATACGCCGGATACCGACGTGACCATCACCCGGCCAAAGAAGGTGATTCAGGGCGTCACTTCGCGCTCCTTCACCGTGGAAGAGCGCGAGATCGACATCGACAGTTCGGAAGTCTTCACCGGTATCCGCGTCGGCCAGATGCAGCTGCAGATGCAGCCGAACGGAATGGCGACACTGAGCTTCAGCCTGGTCGGACAGGATATGCAGGTGAAGAGCGGCGCTGACAGCCCGTACTTCACAACTCCTTCCGAGACGACCACGATCGGTCTCACTTCGGTCGAGGCGAAGATCAGGATCGGCTCCGAGGATGTCGTCGATATCACGTCGCTCGACCTGACGCTGAACCTCAATGCCGCCGGTCAGCCGGTCGTCGGGTCGAACCTGACGCCCGACGTGTTCACCAACCTCGCCGACGTGCAAGGTTCGATCACGGCGCTGAAGCGGGATGCGGCGCGCACTCAGCAGTATCTCGATGAGGACGGCTTGTCGCTCTACCTGCTTTTTGAAGAGAAGGTTGAAAGCGGCACGCCGGGATTCTGCGCCTTCTGCATCCCGAACCTGACGCTGGCGAGCGCCACAAAGTCCGATCTCGGCACTGACGGCGCGCGCACACAGTCGTTCTCCCTGCTTGTCGGCAAGGATCTGCGCGGCGGCGCGTATGACCCGACGATGCTGACATTCCAGACGAGTGCGGCGTGATGAGCGCCGCCGACAAGGTGCGCGAGGCTGCGTCGGTGCTTGCCGCCGCGATCTCGCAGGCGCAATCGGCCGGCTATATCGTGACATGGCCGCGCCGCGCGGCCGATCTTCCGGCCATCGCCGTCAGCGCCACGGCGCGCGCTCTGGAATCGGAAGCTGCTCCAGCCGCCGCGAAGCCGGCTCCGCGAGCGCGTCCGGCCCGCAAGACATCCTGATCACCATCCCGTCGGCAACGGGCATCTGGAAACTGCGCAGTGAGCGGGCCGGCGTATTGCCGACGTCGGCCCGCGACCCTTACGGCAAAAGGAATTTCGAGCCATGGCAAAGAACGAAAACGTCGCCGTCATCGACTTCAGCGACGACGACCTGAACACGCAGGACACCGCCGACATGGTCGTCGTCGTCGGCGGCAAGCCTACCGACTGGATATGGACCTTCGCCGGCCCCGGCCACCCGCAGACGGTCGAGCACAACAACCGCGTCGCCCGCGA